TCGGATGATGGGAAGCAGCTTGACGCTGTGACACAGTGATCCCGATAGGTCCCAGCAGTGTGTCCAACACAGCTGGGGCCTTTGGCGTTTGCGAGGTGATCTGATGGCAGCGAAGTCGGCCGCGGCCCGCGGCTACGGCGCCGAGCATCGCGAGCTCCGCAAGCGCTGGTCGGACCTGTTCGCCCAGGGCCACACCACTCCGTGCGCCTGCAACCGCCCGGCCTGCCCGCACCACCGCGGTCCGTGCCTGGTGACCATCGGGAAAGAAATGCCATGGGATTTAGGGCATACCGATGATCGCAGGGATTGGACAGGCCCGGAATGTATTCCGTGCAATAGGTCGGCCGGAGCAAGGAATAGCAACGGCCGCGCGGGAATTGCGATGACAATTCGCGGATGGTGCGAGCCTCGAATTGTCCGGCCGGGAATTGCGCGGCGAGAAATGCACGCGAGCGAGAATTACCCCGACGAGAATTACGACGAGACGAATTACTCCGACGACAAATAGAAATTGTCGCCAATAAAATTAGCGCACCCGAACCACGAGCAGAACTGCACTCGCACCAGATCCCCGCGCAGCGCCCCGGGTTACGCTAAGCGAGTAACGCTAACCCGACCGGGTGAAATGCATTGTCGCATAACGCATTTCACTCACGAGAGTTATTGCGGCGCCGTAAGTGTCATTCCCGCCATTGATTCGGCCACCCGGAATTGAGCCGGAATGCGTTGCAATTCAACGTGTTTCGCTACCGAAACCCCGCGCGGCGTACCGAGTTTCGGCGGCGTACCGAGTTTCGGGAGGTCGCCGTGGATCGGCCCTGCGAGGTGTGCGGCACGGCCTACCGGCCGACCCGATCGACCGCGAAGTACTGCTCGGCGCGGTGCAAGAAGCGAGCGGCTGACAAGCGCGCCGCTGACCGGCTCGCGGCGGAGCGAGCGGCGACGCCACGACCTGCGGAAACGTCGCAGTCGACCGCACTGGTGGACCAGGTCCGCGCCGAGCTCGAAGAGGGCCGACGGCTGAACACGGTGATCGGCCGGCAGGCACTGCTCCTGGCGACCCGGCTGGAGACGAACACGAACGACACGGGCGGCTCGGCCGCGGCGGTGTCGAAGGAGCTGCGCGCGGTCATGGCGGAGGCCATGTCGGGCGTGCACCAGGCTGAGGATCCGGTGCAGCAATCGCAGGATGAATTGAAGAAGCGTCGTGAAAAGCGCAAGCACGGCTGAAATTGTCGCGCCCGCATTTCACACGGGGCCGGAATATGTCGAGACCGACGGTCCGCTGGTCGCGAATTTGTGCGCGGATGTTGCGGGATTCATTCCCGACCCGGAACAATTGCTCGGGCTGGACCTGTTATTCGCGCGAAATGAACTAGGAAAGTCTGCGTGCTTTGAGTTTGCAGTGATCTGCGCTAGACAGAACCTAAAAACGGGTTTGCTCAAAATGGCGGCGCTGGGCTGGCTGTTTATCACCGAAGAAGAATTGATCGTCTGGTCGGCGCACGAATTCAACACGGCGATGGAAGCCCACCGCGACATGGTGGAGCTGATCGACGGGTCACCGTGGCTGAAGAAGCGCGTCAAGGCGATCTACAACAGCTCGGCGGACAAGTCGATCGAGCTGAAGTCGGGCGCCCGCTTGGTGTTCAAGGCCAGGACGCAGTCCGGCGGTCGTGGCTTGTCGGGGAAGAAGGTCATCCTCGATGAGGGCTTCGCGCTGCAGGCGGCGCACATGGGCTCGCTGGTGCCGACGCTGTCGGCGCAGCCGGACCCGCAGCTGGTGTACGCCTCGAGCGCGGGGAAGGCGAACAGCACGGTCCTGCGCGGCGTGCGGGACCGCGGCCGCCGGCCGGGCGGGACTGGCCGGCTGGGCTACCTCGAGTGGTGCGCGTCGACCGGCGGGTGCGCTCAGGACGCCTGTGAGCACGAGCTGACCGCGGTCGGCTGTGCGCTCGACAAGGTGGAGAACTGGCGGGCGGCCAATCCGCTGCTCGGCCGGATCCGGTCGAACGGCACCGGGATGACGCTGGAGTACTTGCGTTCCGAGCGGGAGACGTTCGCGCCGATCCCCATGGAGTTCGCGCGGGAGCGGCTCGGCTGGTGGGACGACCCCGGCGCGGCTGAGGTGTTCGGCGCCGGCAAGTGGGAGGCGTGCGCCGGCGAGACGCCGAGTTGTCGGCTGGCGGTCGTGGCGATCGCGGTGTCGGTGGATCTGAGCACGGCCGCCGTAGTCGGTGTCGGCGCGGTCGGCGCTCGGGTGTTCGCCCAGGTGCTCGCGCACGGCCCGGGCTGGGATTGGGTGGTCGACGAGATCCCCGCCGGCGCCCGAGTGGTGGTCGATCCGAAGGGGCCGGCCGCGATCGTTGTGCCCGGGCTCAAGGCGGCCAGGGTGCGGATTGTCGAGGCCAAGTCGGCTGATGTGTTCGAGGCCTTCGACGCGATGCTGACGGCGGTCAAGGACGGCACGCTGCTGCACGACGACGACCCGGTGTTGACCGCGTCGGCCAACGGTGCGGTTCCGCAGCTCGTGGGCGACCGCACGCGGTGGGCTCGTCGCAATTCGACGTCGGACATCACTGCGATCGAGGGGGCGACCCTCGGCCTGTGGTGGCTGACTCGGCCGGCGCCGGAGCCACCTCCGCCGCCACCACCGCCGCGGACCGCTCCACGGACGTCCGCGCGAAACGACTTGATGACCATGGGTTTCTGAGGGGAGCGACGTCTTGACCGCTCCCGTCTCGGAGAAGGGCTACGCCTCGCAGTCCACGCTGTGGTGGCCTGACGACGACGAGAAGACGCCGGAGTTGATCTGGCCGCGCTCGGTCGAGGTGTACGGCCGGATGCGCCGGCAGGACGCCCAGGTCGGCTCTGTGCTGCGCGCGGTGACGCTGCCGATTCGACGGACGGCGTGGCGCTTGGACCCGAACGGGGCCAAGGACGAGGTCGTGCACCTGTGCAGCGAGGACATCGGCGTGCCGATCGTCGGCCAGGACCCGAAGCCGCTGCCCCGTACCCGGGATCGATTCTCGTTCACCGAGCACCTCCGCTTGGCGCTGACCATGCTTCCGTATGGCCATAGCTTCTTCGAGCAGCAGGCCAGGTACGTCAATGGCCGAGCTCGGCTGCGCAAGCTCGGCTGGCGGCCACCGAAGACGATCAGCAAGTTCGACGTCGCCGATGACGGCGGCCTGGTCGCGATCGAGCAGCACGCGGCACTGGGCAAGGGCAACGATCGGCGAATCCCGGTCGATCACCTGGTGGCGTACGTCCATGATCGCGAGGGTGGCGCATGGACGGGGCAGTCACTACTGAGGCCAGGGTACAAATTTTGGCTTTTGAAGGACCGGGCGCTGCGCACGCAGGCGCAGACGGTCGAGCGGAACGGCCTCGGCATCCCGGTCTACAAGGGCGGGAAGTACCCAGAGGACATGGACCCGGCGGACCGGCAGGTCCGCGAGGACCTGGAGATCGCCGAGGGCGCGAAGCTCGCGGCCGCGTTGCGCGGCGGGGACAACTCCGGCGCCGCGGTGCGCAACGGCGCCGACCTGGAGCTCATGGGCGTCAGCGGCACCCTGCCGGACGCGGACCCCGTGATCAGGTACTACGACGAGCAGATCGCCCGGGCCGTGCTGGCGCACTTCCTGAACCTCGGGACCGAGACGGGCAGTTGGGCGCTGGGTTCCACGTTCGCCGACTTCTTCACCCTGTCGTTGGAGTCGGTCGCGCAAACCGTCGACGACGTGTTCAGCCAGCACGTCATCGAGGACATGGTCGATTGGAACTGGGGGCCGGAGGAGCCGGCGCCGCGGTTGGTGCACGACGAGATCGGCTCCCGTCACCCTGCAACCGCGGACGCGATCCAGAAGCTGATCGCCTGCGGCGCGCTCACCGCTGACGAGCCGCTCGAGCAGTACCTACGGACCACCTACGGGCTGCCCGCGCACGATGCCGCGACGGCCCGCGAGAAGCCGGCCGCCCAGCCGGCAGGGCCTGCCGCCCCGCCGACCAACGAACCGCCCCAACAGCAGCAGAGGAGGCTCGTGTGAGCCGTCGCAGCGCCATCCGGGCGAATGCTCGCCGGGACTGGTACAGGATCCGCAACGAGGCCGACAGCAGCGCCCCGGCGCAGGTGCTGATCTACGGCGAGATCGGCGACTCGTGGTGGGGTGACTCGGTGCCCGCGTCGCAGTTCGTGCGCGACCTGGCCGAGATCGACGCCGAGGCGGTTGACTTCCACATTCACTCCCCCGGCGGAGACGTGTTCGATGGGCTCGCAATCGCAACCGCGATCCGGACGCACCCGGCGAAGACCACCGCCTACGTCGATGGCCTGGCCGCCAGCGCGGCTAGCTTCATCGCCACGGCCGCCGACGAGGTCGTAATGGCTGTCGGCGCGGAACTGATGATTCACGACGCCTGGGGCATGGCCATGGGCAACGCCGCCGACATGGCCAAGATGGCCGACGATCTCGACAAGATCAGCGCCAACCTGGCCGGCCTGTACGCCCTGAAGGCCGGCGGGTCGGCGGACGACTGGCGCGACGTCATGAAGGCCGAGACCTGGTACAGCGCCGATGAGGCGGTCCAGGCGGGGCTGGCGGATCGTGTCGATGCCAAGGCCGTGCCGGCCGACGGCGAGGCCGCCAAGAACAGCTTCGACTTGTCGATCTTCGCCCATGCCGGCCGGCGCGACGCGCCGGCTCCCCGATTCCCGGGTCGCGCCCGGGCCCAAGCCTCCGGCCGAGCCGGCGGATCCACCCAACCCACGGAAGGAGCCGACGGCATGTCGGATCTCATCAAGGGTCTGCGGGAGCGGCTCGGCATCTCCGCCGATGCTGCTGTCGACGAGGGCGCCATCCTGGCGGCTCTCGACGAGGCGCTGAACGAGCGCGTCGAGCCCACCACCCAGGTTCCCGCGGGAACCACCCTGATCGACACGGCCGTGCTGGCCGAGCTGCAGGCGAACGCCCGTGAGGGTGCCGCCGCGCGCGCCGAGCAGGTCGCCGCACACCGCGCCGCGCTGGTCGAGGCGGCTATCCAGGACGGCCGGACGGTTCCGGCCATGCGGGAGCACTGGAACGCGGCACTCGCGACGAATCCGGACGGCACCGCGCAGATCCTGGCTGCGCTGCCGAAGGGGTCGGCGCTGCCGGTCGAGACTGCGGGCTACACCGGTGGCCTCGAATCGGCCGCCGACGACGACCGGGCCAGCGCGGCCGCCCGCGCGGCCGGATGGGAGAGCTGACATGGCCGACTACAGCCCCAAGTTCAAGCCGGGTGCCGACATCACCCTGACCGCCGGCGCCGCCATCACTGGCGGCCAACTGGTCATGGTGTCCACCGCCGCGGACAACACCGTGATCCCGACTTCCGGCGTCGTCTCGACGTGGCTGGGAGTGGCCCGGCAGGACGCGGCCATCGGCGAGAAGGTCGTCGTCACTCGCGGCGGCGTGCAGAACCTGATCTCGTCCGGCGCGATCACCCGCGGCGCCCGTGTGGTGTCCGGTGCGGCCGGCGTGGTCACCACCATCGGCGCGTCCGACGAGGACAACGCGGTGGGGACCGCGCTGACCACGGCCGCCAGCAACCGCGTGCTCGTCGCGATGGACCGGTAAGGAGCCGACATGCCCATCACCTACCCGCCGCCCGCGGCCACGCTGGACGGCACCCTGACGGTCAGCCAGGTGCACTACCTGCTGAAGAACCCGGCCCAGATCGCCCGCCGCGTGCGGACTCTGGCGCTGTACCGGTACATCGCGGACTTCCTGCTGACCGGCCGGTACCAGGCCATCGGCGGCGCGATCCTGTACCCCAACGGCGAGCCGGTCTTCTCCGACAACGACCCCGAGGCCGTCGGCGTCGGTGGCGAGTACCCGCTGGACACCATCGGGACCGGCACCCTGGCTATGGCCAAGACGGTCAAGTGGGGTCGCGACGTCGAGATCTTCGACGAGGCGATCGCCCGCATGCTGATCGATCCGGTCAACCGGGCCCTGAATGCGCTGGTGAACGCGAACGTCCGCTACATCGACTCGGTGGCGCTGGCCGTGATCTCGTCGAAGATCACCCAGACCCGTGCGGCCGGCGCCGCGTGGACCACGGGCGCGCAGATCATCGAGGACGTCCTGCTGACCAAGGCGCAGGAGGAGTCGCTGGAAGACGGGTTCGACCTCGACACCGTCGTCCTGACCCCGATTCAGTTCGGGAAGGTCATCGCTCGACTGATCAAGGACGGGCACCTGCCGCGCGAGGCCGGCAACCCGGTCCTGGCGTCCGGCGTGCTCCCCGACGTGCTCGGGCTGACCTGGACGAAGTCGATCCACGCGCCCGTTAGCGACCCGCTGCTCGTGGACCGTCAGCAGCTCGGCGGCATGGCCGACGAGAACCTGCAGTCCCCCGGCTACACCTCGGCCGGCGGGGACGGGCCCAACGTCGAGGTCAAGGTCATGCGCAAGGACGAGATCGACGGGTACCGCGCGCGCGTCCGCCGCGTCACCGTGCCCGTGGTCGTCGAGCCGAACGCCGGCATCAAGATCACGGGGACGGGGCTCTGATGGCGACCTACCTGGTCACTGCCGCCTGCGTGGTGGCGAAGGACGGTTCCGAGGGCGGCGAGTCGTACATCTACCGCGGCGGCTTCCTGGGTGCCGGCGTGCCGGCCGCAGAGAAGCAGCGACTGGTCGAGGCCGGCCTGGTCAAGGTCGTCGAGCACGAGGCGGCGGCCGAGGTCGTCGGAGACGAGCCGCCGCGCGCGGGCAAGGGGTCCGGTCGGACCGAGTGGGCGGCCTACGCCGCGGCGCTCGGCATCCACGTCGGCCCGGATGCCACCCGCGACGACATCATCGCCGCCGTCGACGACCAGGCCTGACCGATGGCGACGGCCGTCGAGAACTACCCGCTGACACCGCAGGACCTGCTGATCGACAACGTCGACACGGTCCTGGCGCAGCAGGAGATCACGGCGGTCGTCGCCCGGGCGGCGCTGATCGCCCCGTGCATCCTTCGGGAGGACCTGCCGTCGTGGCAGGCCGCTCGGGGTGTCCTGATCGACGTCGTCGTTCGCCGGTACTGGCTGCGGAAGAACGGTCAGACCCCGGGGGTCTCGTCGGCCGAGACGGTGGCGAGCCGGACCAGGTCGGCGGACGCCAAGGGCCTTCCGCCGATCTTCTGGCCGGCGGAGATCGCGGAGCTG